TGTTCAAGAAAAGTATGATGGTTTTAGAATTCAATTACATAAAATAGATAAGAACATAAAAGTCTATGATTATACGGGTAAAGATATTACATCAAAATGTAAAGAAGCAGTTGAAGAACTAAAGAAAAAGCATTTTGGTGATTGCATATTAGATGCTTCTTTTGTTTTGTTTGATGGAGATGACGCTCTCAAAAGAAAAGAAGCAGTTGAGTATTTAGCGGGAAAAAGAGATGGTAAGCCTAGAATCCATGTATTTGACATTATGAGACACAATGAAGAAAATCTTATGGAAGATACATTACAAAACAGAATGCAAATAATGTTCAACAACTATTCTATACATTCTAGTGAAGCATTGACATTCCCATCTAAAAAAGATACTAGGGTAGCAGACAATCTAAAAGATGTAGATGAGTATGCTAAGAAAATCATGGAAATGCCAACAGCAGAAGGGGCTATGATTAAGGATGCAACTTCTACATATTTCTTAGGAACAAAGAAAAATCCAAAATGGATTCGTTGGAAACCTGTTGTAGAATTAGATTTAATTGTTCTCGATAAAAAGAAAAACGGTTCTAACTTTTCATACAAATTAGGAGCAGGGCCAATTGAAGAAGATGGAGAAAAAATAGAAGGTATAAATTATCTTGATGTAGGTAGTGCTACTAATACTAAAGTTTCAGCAGATGTCGGAGAAGTGGTTAGAGTTTCTATTGATAAAGTAAAGGAGGTAAAAGGTAAGCCTGTAGTTTATTCAGCAAAGATAAATGAGATTGCCGAGTGTAAAACACCGGACAAGTTAGTAACTTTGCAGATGTTAATTAACGATACTGATAAGTCTCTCAAATATAATGTAGAAGAAGTAGAAAAAGGAATCGTGGTCACTGACCATATTCACGGTGAGGCTAATATAATAATCAAAGGAGACATGGATGGCTTTACCATTTATGGTTTTGAGCAAGACAATTTAATGTCTAAAAATGCACTAATGGATTTAGACTTGTGGAAAGAACAAGCAGAAGAAATAATGAAAACAAAACAATCTAAACTTACTGTTGCTATATTTAATTTCTTAAAACAAAAAGGTGCTAAAACACCAAAAGAAGTTCACAACTTTTTAGTTAAAAATCATAAAAAGAAGTATCAAGATATATTAGAAAGTAAAGAAAGCCGAGTTAAAGATTGGTTTGAAAATAGAGATGGAATATCTTTTGATGTTAAAACAAAAAAGTTGTTTGCAGAAAATGATAAGATACTGATGGACACTATCAAAAAAGAATACAAAACACCCGAAAAATACAGAAGTGGTGAGTTTAAGATATACCTTAGAGACGACGACAATCTAAACATAGTAATGAAGTTAGGTGATGAAAGCATCAACTGGATGGTTAGATTAGATTCACAAGATGATATTTTTGAATTGTTTGGTAAAGCGGGTAAATTTCCTGCGATAGTCGCTAAAAATATTTCAAAGCGTAAACTAATTGATAGCGGTGATGTTAAGTTAGGTGTTCAAAAGGAAGGCTATCATGAGTATTTCTTAGATGGAAACAAGTTTGAAACTAAACTTCATGTTAGAATGCTTGAAGTCAAAGGAAAAAATATGTGGTTAGCGTGGACAGGCTATGAACAAAAACCTGCTGATACTGATGCAGATAAGGGGCTTTGGAATATTTATGAAGATAAATACAGCGTTCTTAAATTACCTCCAAAAGAGGATTAATAGTTTAAAATGACCGTGTGTATTATATATTAAAAGTAAATTTTTTCCATACGAGCGAAATGACATCAGCAGTTCTAGCAACTAGGAATGATGGGTTTACCATCCTTAAGGCTAGAAGTGACGATTTAATGATTGGTGGCTATGCTAGCATTGAAATTGTAGATAAGCAAAATGACCTAATTACATTACCTGCTTTGAAAGAGGCGGTTGTTAAGTTCATGAAAGATTCTAAATTTAGAAATGTCATGACAAATCATTCCAATGTTCAAGTTGGAGAAGTTGTAGATTCTTATAGAGACAGCACTGGTAGGCTTTGGAAATCCGAAGTAGATGATGTTGGTTTCTTTGTAGTAATTAAACTACGAGATGATATAGAGAAAGCCAAAGAAGTTGGCAGAAACATTCGCAAAGGGTCGTTGAGGTCTTTTAGCATAGGAGGTCAAGCCCTCCAAAAAGTAAAGAAAAGTAATGAAAACTTGGGTGAGTATAATGAAATCAGCAAGTTAGAATTGCATGAAATTACTATATGCGAAAAAGGAATTAATCCCGAAGCGAGATTTGATATTTTGAAACAAGATACAGGAGACAAAAATATGAGTAATAAACTGGAAAAGGCTCTAGCAGAACTAGATATTTTGCTAGAAGAAGTAAATACGCTTCGTAAAGAAGAGGAGAAAGAAGACGAAAAGGGTATGCATGAAGAAAAAGGTATGCATGAAAAGGGTATGCATGAAGAAAAAGGCATGTATAAAGATGACGAAATGATGGATGATACCAAGGAAACCCAAGATATACCTACCGATGAGTTGGAACTGGAAGATGACGAAAACATGGGCGAATATCAAGATGAATCTACCAAAGCATATGTAAGAACTCTTGATGGTGCTGGAAACCAAATTGGAGAACCTGCTGACCGTATCGTTATTAGTGGTGGTAAGCCAACCGCTTCTGACATGCCTGTTGTAAAGGCATTTAACAATGAAGAGTTTGATACTCTTGATTTATCTGTTGGAAACATTGAGAAAGCATATGAGGCTTTCCGACAAGAACAACTTGAAGCACTTGCTTACGACAACCTAAAGAAGTCTTTTGAAGCAAGATTCGCAAGAGAAATTTCAACAAGAGAGGATGTTATCGCAAAGCAAAACTATGATGCACAAAGCGAGATTGCCTCTCTTAAGGATGAATTTACCCAACTAAGGAAATCTTTGACAGCAGAAAAGGAAACTATCCTAAAGGCTCAAGAAGAATCCGCAATTAAACTCCCAAGTATGGATGAAATGGCTGAATTAGATTGGTCGGACATTCACAAAATGGTAGGAGGAATTTAAGATGACAGGTTATATTAACACAATCGCAGATTTAGAAGCAAGCACATATGGAATAAACAATCTACCTGCCGGTAACGCTCTTTTGAAGCAAGCCGGTGCTATTGGTGGAATACACACAGGACATGATGGTTCTCCGGCATTCTCCGGTAGTGCTGTTAGTGATGTATCAGCACTTTACAACATTGTTTACGGACAAAAAGTATGGTCTATGTTGAATAGAGAAGTTAATGCTCTTTCAATGATTTCAAAGAGGCCATATTCTTCTAGTGGATGGAGAGTTCTACAATCACGACCTGCCGGTGGAAGCGGTAACTTGTTTACTGTTGATACAAGCGGAAGTGCAACGCTAGGTGAATTAGGTTCGGATAGCCCAAGAGCAGACCTTATTGGTGGTGTTCCTGAAAATGCAGGACTTTCAACAGCACAAGATGGACTTGGCCCAATTGCACCAACTTACGCACAACTCAACATGAGTCCTAAAGTAATTGCACACCAATTTGATTTCAGCGAACTTGCTATGGAAATGGCACAAATTGATGATGGTATTGGCGATATTAGAGCGCAAATGCGTGAAGATATGGGTAAGCATCACGCTGAAGTTCAAAACAAAATGTTAGTTATGCCACTAGAGCATTATGGTGAATCTTCCGCTATGCCTAATATCGGAAACAACTATACCTCTCTAAACAAAGTTATTACTTCAAGGGCAGAACTACTAGCAATTGATGGCGGAGTTATCGCAACTGATACCGCTTCCGCTTCTAACGCACTAGGAAAAATTTACGGTAGAGAGAGATTTACTGCGGCATCTTTCCTTGATGCAGAAGTAGACTTTGGTAGTGGTTATGCGGCAGGTGATGTCCGTTCACTAACTCTAACAAGATTGAATGATATGATTAGAAACCTAAGACTAGCCGGTGGTTCTCCAAAGGTTATTCTAACAGGCTATGATACTATACAGGCAATCGCTGATTTACTACAAAGCCAAGAAAGATTCATGGACAGAAAGGAGATTGTTCCAACTGTAAATGGTGTTCGTGGTGTAAAGGGTCAAGAAGTTGGATTTAGAGTCGCTACTTACTATGACTTGCCACTTATTCCTGTAAAGGATATGGCACAAACTGGTAGTGCTTCTACTAAACTTAGTGATATGTTATTCCTTGATACAGACCACCTATGGCTATCCGTTATGAAGCCAACTCAATACTTTGAAGACGGTATTGCTAACGGAAATCCATTCGGTGTTGGAACTCTAGGTAACAGGGCGTTGTACCGAACAATTGGTGAAGTAGGATGTTCATTCTTTAGAGGACAAGGAAAGATAACAAACATACAATGAGGTGAAAAATATGGCATGGACAACAGATATATTATTAGAAATGAATTTAGAAGGAAACAGAAGAATGGTGTTCGGTAAGACAACTACTGATAGTGCAGATGACGATATAGTTACTGGACTAACAAGAATAGATGCTTGCCTCCTAACACATTCCGGTTCAGCAGTAGAAGCAAATGC